ACTTTAATTCAAAACGAAATGCCGAAACAGTTAAGCATATTATCGAAGTTGACGGTAGTAAACCCAATCATGCTACGGTGTGTGAAATGGAAGAAATCAGGCACGGAAAGTGGGAACACGACAGTGGGGGCGTCGGCTATATAAATTATTTATGTTCTGAGTGTAAAAATTTTTTCACTTTTTACGAGGGCTTTGATTTGTATCCATATTGCCCTTATTGCGGTGCAAAAATGGATAAGAAGGAGGAAAACAATGCCTAAACTGAAATTGCAGAAATCAAAGACAGCTTAATTGAGCAACTGACTTTGAAGGGGGCAAACATTGAAGTCTATAGAGATTTGAGGTGATTAAATGAACGACAAAATCCTTATCAACCCTAAAACAAATCAGGAGTACAGAGATGTACCGCCGACCGTGGCGGCTGAATATCTCGGAGTTGCTCTCAATTATGTTTATGAGGGCCTAAAAAAACAAACCCTGCCTATCGGTTCAGCCGTACAGAGCGACAAAGGGCGTTGGAGCTACAACATACCGATTGACCGGCTCAAGACTTACGCAAGCGGTGCAGATATATCCTTACTGACTACACTGCTCAACAAATTGATCGGCAGCGGAAATACAATCAACGAAAGGACGGCGTAAAAATGATAAATTCGCCGTGCTACGGCTGTCAGACACGGACAACAAGATGTCATACAGATTGTGAAAAATACCTCGAGTACAAATCAAAATGTGACAATCGCCGAGCCGAACGCTCTAAGAATTATGACTTTTTTAATTACATCAGTCATAAAATCAACATCCATACGAGATGTCGCAAATCAAATAAATGAAAGAATAGGTGAATATATGGAAATCATTGCAAATAACCGTGCAAATAACCGTGAACATATCGCTTTTAAAGACTTGAAAAAAGGCGATATTTTTGTATTAGCCTCAGATGGCAAATGGTACATAAAAAACAACGATTTTTATGCAGTACGACTTACAGACGGCGAAACCGTTGAGCCGAGTTTCTCACTTTTACTTTGCAAAGTCAAAGATTGCGTGCTCGTAGAAAGAGAAATCTATACAGCATTAACTGAAAAGGAGTGTAACAAATGTGGTTAAGAAATTACCCGACACGCAGAAAACTGCTCAAAGATGTTAAGGAGTTAAGAGAAGAAAACAAAAATCTCAAAAATGAGTTAAAAAAAGCTCGCCTTGATAAATCCCAAGCCGAAGAAAATAGCACAAACGCTCAATATGCATTAAGAGGTTATAAAAACGAGAATACTAAACTCTGTGAAAAACTTTCAATGTATGAATCAGCAGAGGCAGAATCCTTCGGTTTTGAATGTGTGGGTGTCAGCAAATGAAAAAAGGGACAACAGTCGAAAGCGGATATGATGTTGAGGGACGCTGGTGTCTGAAACTCAAAAAAGCTAAAGGCAAGTTTACGCTTGATGAAATAATTGAAGCGGCGAAAGAATGGGAAGAAGATTACTACGCCGTGATAATTAAAGCGATGGGCGATGAGACAGCGCAGTATTACGATGATGACCTTGACGGTGATTATGTCACCTTGTACCGTGCTACAGATTTTATCAGCAAAGAGGTGTAACCAATGAAAAGATTAACTGTAAATCAAGACAGCAAAATCAAGGTTAAGGATATCTACGGCAAAATGCACGACTGCAAAGATGTCCCGAGTGAGTTTTATGGCTGTATTCGCAAACTTTACGACTACGAAAATACAGGATACACAATTGATTTTATTGACAACATACCGCATATACTCAAAGATATGCGTGAATGCTTATTAAATCCATCGGCTGTAAATATTAAGGCGTGTTTGCATATGATTGATTACATTTTAAACACAAAAGAAAAAGACCGTTGATTGCTTGCATTACAATCAACGGTCGGCAAATAGCACAAGGCTATCTGCGTATAAATACAGACCAACATTATTATATCAGATGACCTTGTGAAAATCAAGGAGATTATAAAAATGAACAAGAAATCTAAATTACAAATGATACCCACTGACAAACTTCATCCACACCCCGACAATCCAAGAAAGGTTATCGGCGATGTTTCAGAACTTGCAGAATCTATCAAAGCAAACGGTATCTTGCAGAATTTGACCGTAGTGCCAAACGATGATAACTGGGATGATTTTACCGTTATCATCGGGCATCGCAGGCTTGCAGCGGCAAAGCAGGCAGGATTAACTGAACTGCCGTGTGCGATTGTTGAAATGACAGAGAAAGAACAGCTGTCAACGATGCTCACAGAGAATATGCAAAGGTCAGATTTGACGGTGTATGAAGAAGCAAAGGGCTGTCAGCTGTTGCTCGACCTCGGTGATACGGTCGCAGAGGTTGCCGAAAAGACAGGCTTTTCGGAAAGCAAAATAAGGCGGAGAGTAAAACTCTGTGAGCTTGACGAGGAATCATTCAAAGAAAGCCAGCTCAGACAACCCACATTGGCAGACTACGAGCGTCTGAATCAGATTAAGAATATTGAAGTAAGAAACGAATTGCTTAAATCAATCGGAACGAATAATTTCGATAATCTTTTGTATTCTGCTGTTAAAAAGCAGGAGACCGATGAAGAAAAAGAAAAAATTGAAAAGCTCTGTCTTGAACATGGAATGATTAAAGCGCAGAAACATGACGAAATTCCAAGCAACTACGAATATACGGGATTTTTTGCGCTCAAAGATTTGATCGGTAAAGACTTTGCGGACGGCAGGAAAAGATATTTTTATTTTGGTTACGGCTCAAACATTTATATTTACGCAGAAGCATTTGAAAAGCAGGAAAAGAACGATGCCGAAGAAGAAAAGCGAAAGCTTGAAGAGCAGAGATGGGACGAGCTTGTTGAACAGGCGGAAGAAATAGACGAACGCTGTGAGGCTCTCAGAAGAGGCTTTATGCTTGATACAAATTTCAATGACAGCAGTAAAAAGCAGGAGCTTGTGAAGTTTATTGTAGCCCAAGTGGCGGCAGGAGCCAGTAACAAAAAATATCGTTTTGAAGAAATTATCGAACACAACTTTGAAGATGATGAAAACATAGACAGCTACATCAACGAACATTGGAACAATGACAGCGGCAGAATGCTAATGGCGACGGCATACGCTTTGAGCCAGAGAATTTACGGTTCGTTCGATTATATCAGTGTAAATTATTCGGACAAGACATTCGGCCGAAAAAACAACCCCGAACTCAACAGATTTTATAATCTGCTATGTAAACTCGGCTATGTGATGAGTGACGAGGAGATACAGCTCCGTGACGGCACACATCCGATTTTTACCTCCGGTGAAGTAAAATAAACTAAATAAGTTAATCACACAACTGCACTTGTGAGATTATATAAATCCCATTTAATACCTTCTTTCTTTAATTGTATTTTCGGGTAGGTGCAGATGCCCGAACAAATTAACCGATAACAAGCTCTGCACAGCTTGTCATATAAAACTCGTTTACTCCTCTTTAAATAAATTCTGACATTGAAAGCGGAGCAGGTGCAGATGGTCCGCTTTAGGTGAAGGAAATGGCATCAATCAAAGTTAAATCCGAATACAAAAAACTTGTCAGCTTATTTAACAATTTGACAGGATCAAGGTCATTGTGGCAAGTGTTCAACGATTGCATAGAAATGTTTGCGCTAAGCATTCAGAATACTTTTTGCTTTGGTCAAACATTTGAAAAAAACGAAAATCGCTATAAAGACATCACCAAAAATTATAGTGAAAGCGAAATTGAAACAATTGTAAAAATTTTTGCCGAGATAACTAATGCACTCGAAGCAAATCCATTTCAAGATTTTTTGGGGGATTTGTATATGCAACTTGATATGGGAAGCAGCGCTCTCGGACAATTTTTCACGCCGTACACCGTATCTTATGCAATGGCGGTAAGCTCGTTTGACGAGAAAAATGCAAAAGCTGAATTATCCCAAAAAAGATATATCTCGGTTCTTGAGCCTGCGGTCGGTGGCGGAGCAAATGTAATTGCGTTTTGTGAGGTACTGAAAAATCATGACATCAATTATCAAACACAATGTGTCATTGTCTGCCAAGAGCTCAGCAAATCAACTGCTCTGATGTGCTATACAGCACTGTCGCTGATAGGTTGTGCAGCGGTGGTTAAAATTGGAGATAGTTTGAGTGATCCATATACGAACTATTTTGCTGAGTGTTCTAAAGGTGCTGAAATTTGGACAACTCCAATGTTTCACATTCAAAACTGCTATAAGAAGGTATGAATCTATGCAAGAAGAGGCGCTTTTACAAATCATTAAAAAACAGCTTAATGAGATCGTAAGGTGGTAGATTTACAAAATGTCGAGGCTAAATAAAACATGGACGGCCGATGAAATAGATTATCTTGTATCTGCTTGGGGTAATGTTAATATGTCCACTATAACGAAACACCTTGATAGATCCGAATGTGCAATAAGGCTAAAAGCCGGTAAGTTAAACTTAGGACCTTTTTTGACTAATGGTTATAGATACATTACAATAAGCAATCTTTATAAACTCATTCGTGCAAACTCCTCTATCGCTTATTTTAAAACGTCGTGGATAAAAAATAGGAATCTGCCTACTCACAACATATCGCGAAGTTCAAAAACAAATTTTACTGTTGTTTACATAGATGAATTTTGGATGTGGGCGGAGAAAAATCAATATTTTTTAGATTTTTCAAAACTTGAAAGATATCAATTAGGACCTGAGCCTGATTGGGTAAATCAAAAACGAGAGGCAGACATATTAAGAAACAGTTTAATCAAAGCAACTCCGTGGACAAACAGAGAAGATAATCTTCTCAAAGAATTGCTTAAAAAGCAAAAGTATGGATATAAAGAACTATCACAAATATTGTGCCGCAGCGAAGGAGCTATACAACGCAGAATCAATGACCTAAGCATTAAATATCGACCGATAAAAGCTGATAACCATCAAAAATGGGCTGAATCTGAATACACTTTACTTGGCGAAATGATTAAATGCGGAAGCAAATATGAAGAAATATCCGACAGAATCGGTCGATCAGTTAAAGCTATCAGAGGACGTGTATTTGATAAGTATCTCACGGAAAATCTTGACAAAGTACGAAATTATATAGGCAACGGAAACTTTGGAGACGGAACGCCTGACAAGCCGTTAAAATACAAGCGACTTATGTCGGACAAAGAAAAAAACAAAGCTAATCTATTGTTATCAATCATCGCAGGAGATTTACTTTGTGTTGCAAAAACGAACTCAAATGTTGATGAGGAATATAGTGAATATTGGCAAAAGGATATGTGCTTGAATTGGAGTAATATCAAAGGCTGTATTGCATGCGAAAAAGATTGTGATAGTTGCACATCGTTTAAAAGAATACCCGTACAACATTGTAAGCGTTGCGGAAAAGATTTTTTTGAACGAAAAAGTGCTGACTTTTGTAGCGATTGCAGGTCAGCTCGCCTATATCAAGCGCGAAAAAAATATGCAATACTGCAACAAAAGCAAAGTCGAAAGTAAAGAAGGTGTATCTATGGATGATAAAACAGAATTCGTACGAATGGCAACAACACAATGCCTAAAGTATATGTCTGTGAATGAGGCAAACAAGGTTGAGCAAATTTTGTCAGTCTTGTTGACAAAATATTCTCTAAAAAAAGAAACCTACGCTTTATCCACCGAAACAGTTACTCCTAATCAAAAATTAGTAAATACTTTTTTAGCCATTAAAAAAATTAGTGGTTTGACTGACAAAAGTCTAAAAGCTTATAACAATGAAATACAAATGATGCTTAAAGCAATAAATAAGCCTATCGCAGACATTAAGGTTAATGATATTCGTGCATACCTTGCTTTTGAACAATTAAATAAAAATGTATCAAACAGTTATCTTGATACAAAATTAAGATACTTAAAATCATTTTTTAAAACACTGAGAATTGAAGGCTACATACCAAATGATCCGGCAGAAAAAATCACAAAAATAAAAGCTGAAAAGGTAATCAGAAAGCCGTTTACACCGATTGAAACCGAAAAAATCAGAGATGCTGCCGGAAAAGATTTGAGGTTGAAGGCAATCATAGAATTTCTATTATCGACAGGATGTCGAGTTACAGAAGTGGAAAATGCAAATCGAAGTGACATTAAAGATGATAAACTGATTATCACAGGCAAGGGTAACAAGCAAAGATACGTATATCTTAACGCACAAGCAAAACTTGCTTTGGAAAAATACGAAAACACGAGGTCAGACACCAACAATGCTTTGTTCGTTAGTAAAGTTAAAATAAAAGGTGAATACAAAAGGCTTGAAAAAGGACAAATAGAAAATATCATTCGTGAGCTTGGTAGAAACATCGGAATTGAAAATTGTCACCCACATAGATTCAGAAGAACCATGGCTACCGATGCCCTTAGAGCCGGTATGCCGATTGAACAAGTATCACTAATGCTTGGCCACGAAGAACTGACTACAACACAAATATACGCAAGATCTGATGAATCTGATGTTTATCAGGCACATCAAAAATATGTTAGATAAATAGGAGTGATAATATTGGCATTCCCCGAAAAATTAAAAGCGTTAAGACTTGAAAATGGATTAACGCAAGATGAATTGGGTGAAAAGCTCTATTTGAGCAGGGCAAGCATTTCAAGCTACGAAATTGGAAGAAATGAGCCTACTATCGAAACCATAATAGCTGTATCAGATTTATTTAATGTTACGACAGACGAACTGCTGAAATGAGGTGTAACAATGAAAATAAAAAAAGCATTCGACATATGTAAAAAGAATAAAGTTATTTCAATCTTTGGTAACGAAAAAGGCGAGCAATGGCTGTCAGACGGCTCTGCGGTCTATCCTATTTTCGGTTTGCCAGAACTCAATGAAGATTACATATGCAAACTCTATGACATCAACGATGCGCAGAGAGATAAGATTAGATTTACAATCAGTCAAGCCAAGCCGTTGATTGATGTTGATGATTGTTCGGCGGATGAAACACCGGCTGAAATGTGGGATATAAGCATTATATACGACGGTAAAGTAATGCTCCCGATTAGCACCGCAGAGGGCTTAATGTTTATTGATAGAGTATATCTTAATCCTTTTGTGGATATGCCAAACGGAACAATGGCACTTGCACTGCGTAAGGACATCGAAGGTACTCCGTACTTCGCTGTTAAATTTGGAATGATTGCATACGGCTTTATATGTGCTTATGAAATTGTTGATGAAGATTTTGTGAGACAATTGGAATCATTATACATTGAAAGCGATATGATTTTGAAAAACAAGAAAGGATGACCTGCCGATGAAGCAGTATGAAGCTGACCAACAGCGGAAGTTATTTCAATGGACGACTTTCATCAGAACCAAATATCCTGAAATTGATTTGATGTTCCACATTCCGAACGGTGGGAGCAGGAATAAGCTCGAAGCGGCCAACCTTAAAAAGCAAGGGGTAAAGGCAGGTGTACCGGATTTGTTTTTACCGGTCAGCCGTGGAGGCTATCACGGATTGTTTATTGAATTAAAACACGGTAAAAACAAGCCAACCGAAAAACAAACTGAATGGCTTAAAAGTCTGAATGAACAAGGCTACGCTGTCGCTGTTTGCTATGGGTGCGAAGAAGCGAGCGAAAAAATATTAAAGTATTTAAAATTAGGTGATATAAATGAGTGAAGAAAAAAAGAGACGAGGTCGCAAGAAGAAACTCGACCGAATAGACAGGATGTGTCTTTACTGTTCTGATTACAACGCAAAGCACGGCACAACTTACAGCTATGGCCAGTTTGTTGCGCAGATAGATGCAGGAAAAATTAAAAGACTTGGGTTATATGATTATGAAGGAGGTCTTGCAAAATGAGTGAAAATGAAAAACCGGTTGCAGCGGAAATGCAGGACAAGCCGACACCGGCAGAAACATTGTCAGAACTCGACCGGCTTGTGATAGGTTTTATTGACGGTGACCTTGATGTGGCTACGCTCAATAGCTTAGATATGTTTAATCGTTGGTTAGTGTTGTCAATGTCAGCCATATACAGTTGCACAAAGATAGGCTTGCTATCAGCCAAGTCTTGTGTCAAGGCCAAATACAAGCTCCTTCAAGAGTATCGCAGGTTTAGGACTGACACTTTTTTTGCAAACAAGGAACACATCGAATGGATAAAAAGGACGAAAGAAACTTCTTGCAAATTAACGGAGTTGTCAAAGGCGATTGCCGAACACGATACTAATGTATTGCAAATTGCTTTACAAATAATTGACCTTCTCACAAAGCATGATGTTTATAACAAACTTTTCATTTTGTCAGACGCATCGGATACATATAAAGAAAAATGTTTAAAAACACTAACCGAAAACGATACAGCATTTTTGAATGAGTTCGGCAACATACCTTTTGTGGATTTGCTCTTTAAATTTTACAAGTCAACAGAAGAAACAAGAGCAACTGAAATCTTTAAGGAATTGGATGCTGACAACATCAGAACTGTAGCTTGTCACGTGCCGGTTAAGTCGGATGATTGCCGAGGAATCGCAAAAAGCTACAAGGAATACTTCGGTATTTAAAATAAGGCAATATTCTTGTCGCACGCAAAATCTTAAAGAAAATTCAAATCAAGTTAATCCTATATTAAAAAAGTAATCAAAGCGACGACTTCCGTTTTGATTAAACTGTTACAAAAGAATGCACCAAAAATCAAACACACAATTGCAGCGACAAGGTTGCACAAAGCAGTAGTTCGGTGGTCAGACGGACTACTGCATATTTATATCATCTGACTTTTTAATGCGAAAATAGAACAATAGACAGTCACAAATAAAAGGGTTGAAATACCCTTTAACTATCCCGCTCAAGGAATTAATTAAGTGACCGTTTTAGTTTTTACATATATAATGGGAAGTTTAATATGTTTACATACAAAGCTGAAATTAAATCAGGACCTTTGCTTGAAGTCAAGTATTATAAGTCCATCCGCAAACGAAACAAGAAAAAACTTGCTCGACAAATCAATCAATCTCGAACAAACGAAAAGCAAGCCAAAGCAAATCGTATCAGAGGAGAACAACACACACAGAGGCTTATCCTTTGCAACTTCTCTGAGGGCGACTGGTTCGCAAGGTTCTCCGCTCCGTTTGGTGAATTTACCGAAGATGAATTTGAGAGGGTTGTGTCGAATTTTTTCAAGCGTATCAAACGCAGAACAGATAAAAAACAAATTAAATTTAAGTATATAGGGTACTGCGAATGCGGCAAGCTCGGAAAGAATTGGCATTTGCATATTGTAATTGAGAATTGCGTGCGTGAAATATTAACGAAATGCTGGCCATGGAAAAACGGCATAAATTTTACTCCGCTCTACCAAAACGGCAATTATGCTGACCTTGCAAAATACATTCGCAAAGATGTCAACGGAAAAAAGCGGCTGAAAACATCTCGCAACCTTACCAAGCCTGAGGTCAAAGTTGTTGAAGGAAAAAAACGAGAATACAGAAAACTCGAACGAGGTGAGGCTTTGCCTTGTCCCGATGGATATTATTTTTATTGTGATGAAATGTGGATAAACGACTTCACGGGTGCGTCTTTTCATTTTACTTACTTGGCCAATAGCCATAAACACAAGAAAATCGGAGGTGCAAGGATTTGAGAGATACAACAAGAGATTATACAATTGCACAGTTTAGACTTTATGCCTCTCTTGGATTTCCAAGCAAAGCACAGGTTGTAGCTGACAAGACAATGCACCGAGCGTTACAACTTGACCTGCTTGCTGTGGCAGACACACTTAATGCCTTGACCAATAGCGGTAAAGACTACATCTGTCAAGCTGTCAGCGCTGTTTATTTTGTTGCGCCAACAAAACCGTTGCACAAAGGTGAAATAAATTTGAGAGTGACCAAGTTTGCTGTCAATAACTATACAGACGAACGTACGGTGTTTCGTTGGCTAAAAGAGGCACGATTGCTTTGCGCAAAACTTCGTGGGCTTAACATTTGTACATATTGCACAAAGAAAGATGTCAGTAGAAGCGATTAAACCTGTTGTACAATTAAATTGTAATGATAAAACGAAAAGTAACAACGGACTGGATCATTAGCCAAATCCGTGAGGGCAAGGCGTATAGATTCTATTTAACGGCCGATTGGAAAAAAGTCAGAGATGCAAAAAAAGCGAAAGAACATTACGAATGTGAACGCTGTCGAGCAGTAGGTAAGTACAGCCCTTGCGAGGCAGTGCATCACAAACTGCATCTCAAAGTAAGACCTGACCTTGCTCTTGACATCAACAACCTCGAATGTCTATGCAAAGATTGCCACTACAAAGAGCACCATAAATACGAGCCGAAAAAATTAAAAGATGAGTTTGCCGAGCGATGGTGAGCGAAAAAAAGCATACCCCCGGGTAAAAAATCGAAAAATTCTGAGGTCAATGGATAACGGTGTAAAGGCACGACAGTTTGGTCTCGCGCACGCACACGAGAAATTTTTGAGAGAGGAGTAGTATAAATGGCACAAATTAAAATTGCAGAAATCAAAGACAGCTTAATTGAGCAACTGACTTTGAAGGGGGCAAACATTGAAGTCTATAGAGATTTAATTGACAGCTATATTTTTTGCACGAAGCTTGAGCGTAAAATGCAGGCGGACATCCGCAAAAATGGCTTGACATACAAAGCTATCAGCGCCACCGGTAAAGAATATATGAAGGACAATCCCTCAGTAAAAAATGCCGTGATGTACAACAAACAGCGCTTAGCGATTCTCTCACAAATGGGGTTGTCGATTGACAAAGTTGAGAGTGAATCTGATGACGAACTGTAAATACCTTGACGATTACATAAAGCAAGTAAAAAGTGGTCAATATCGTGTATGCAAAGAGCAAATACAGCTTGTAAATTTCATAGAAAAAGTATTCGAAAATGAGCAAGTCTATGTTGACAATGAGCAGGTTGAAAAGTATTTTGCTCTACAGAAATATTTTCCATACGAATTATTTGCATGGGAAAAGTTTTGTTTTATTCTGCATAATTGCACATATTCCGCACCGGGTGTATTAAGATTTCCCGATTTAGTTTGTGTGGTCGGGCGAGGCGCAGGAAAAAATGGCTATCTTACATTTGAAGATTTTGCTCTGCTCACGCCTGTCAACGGCATACGCAATTACGACATTGACATTTGTGCAACATCAGAAGAGCAAGCAAGCACAACCTTTAATGACATCTACGAAATTTTGGAAAACAATTCTACAAAAATGCAGCGGCATTTTAAGTGGAACAAAACAGAGATTACAAACATAAAGACTAATTCAACAATCAGATACAGAACTTCAAACAGCAAAACGAAAGACGGAGGCAGACCCGGTAAAGTCGACTTTGATGAAAAGCATGCATACGAAAATTATAAGCTTATTGATGTTTTCACAACAGGCTTAGGTAAAAAAGCTATGCCACGCAGAACAACAATTACAACCATGGGAGAGGTTCGGGACGGACCACTTGACAACGAGCTTGCCGCCGGTCTTGAAGTGTTGAATGGTGATGCACCTGACAACGGCACTCTTTATTTCATATGCAGGTTAGATAATGAAAAAGAGGTATATGAGCAAGAAAATTGGTACAAAGCAAATCCGTCGTTGCAATATTTTCCAAACCTATTGAGAGAAATTCAAAAGGAATTCGAGGATTGGAAGCGTGATAAGGTAAACAATTCATCTTTTATGACTAAGCGTATGAATATCCCAAAAGGCACAGAAGCCCATCCTGTTACCTCATGGGAAAATATCAAAGCAACGAACAGGCCTCTCCCCGACCTTGAAGGTAAGCCGTGTGTTTTTGGCATTGATTACACAAAAACTACTGACTTTTTGGGAATTGGCTTAATGTTTTTGATTGACGGCTCAATCGCATGGAAGCCGTTTTCGTGGTATTGTTCGCAATCCGCTGATTTAGGCAGAATTAAATTTCCTTATGCTCAACAGCCTGATTTACAAAGGGTTGACGGGGCGGAAATACCTCCCGAAATCGTAGCTGACTGGTTGAGAGAGCAGAAAAAGCATTACAACATCGTCGGCGGAGCATTGGATAGTTACCGATACACTTTGCTCAAAGAACCGTTAATGCAGTTAGGTTTTGAGTGTGACCGTAAAGGACGAAATAATCTCAAATTGGTTAGACCGTCAGATAAAATGCTTGTAGCTCCTCTGATTGCTTCGGATTTTGCTAATCATCGTATTGTTTGGGGTGATTCGGCACTTATGCGCTGGTACACGAACAATACATCGGCAATTGAGGATAAAAACGGCAATATCATATATGGCAAAATCGAACCAAAATCACGAAAAACAGATGGATTTATGGCATTTGTCGCAGCATATACACAGCTTGATTTGTTGAAGCAAAATCAGCCGATGACGGTTGATGAAATCGAGAATTGCTTTAACGCAATTGTATTTTAAAGGCAGGTGAAAAGATGAAAGTGATAAACTGGGTAAAAAATCTCTTTAAAAAAGATGCCGTTGCAGCGGAATTTAACGAGGACGGCTCGACAGTTGATGAACAGAGATTCCACTTGACAGAACTTGCCTTATTTACAGCGATTGATTTTATCGCTCGAAGTTTGGCAAAATGTGAATTTGTGACGGTAAACAATAACCGAGAAAGTCGCAAAGCTGAATACTATCTGTGGAACTATGCACCTAACAAACATCAAACAAAAATCGAGTTTTTTACACAAGCTGTGGCTAAACTGATTTTTGACAATGAGCTTTTAATTGTTGAAACTGCCGATAATCAGCTTATGATTGCTGATAGCTTCTCGAGAACGGAACACGCTTTGATTGACGACACATTCAGCGGCGTTACTTGCCGAAATTTTACATATCAGCGCATTTTTCCTGAAAGTGAGGTAATTTACCTCAGATATAACAACTTTGCTCTTAACGGCTTGTTATCGGATATGTGCAACACTTACGAGCAGTTAATGTTATCAGCTCAAGAAAGATATAACAAAGCTGTCGGACATAAAGGCATCTTAGAGATGGATAATTACAGCTTCGGCGACGAAAACTTCGCTGAAACTTACAACAAAGTTTTGGCAAAGCAGTTTAAAGCGTTTTACGCGAATAAGAACGCCGTTATGCCTCTGTACAAAGGCATGCACTACACCGAGCCGTCAACCGATGCCGGAAAGACTACGAACAGCGAGATTAATGATATTCAGAAGTTAAAAACTGAGGCGTACACGATTGTCGGCAACGCTTTGCACATTCCGCCGGCAATTTTAAGCGGTGAAGCCTCTCAGCTCTCGGATGCTATGGATTGCGCTATTGGTAATGCAATTGATCCGATTGCAAATATGTTTGAGCAAGAGATTACAAAAAAGAGATTCGGCGGTGCTGAATTTAACAAAGGCAATTATCTCTTAATTGACACAACGACAGTCAGACATATTGACGCAATCAGTCAGGCGAATAATCTTGATAAGTCAATTGCAAGCGGTGTGCTGACACCTGCGCAGGCTCAAAAATATTGCAACATGCTCCCTTGCTCTGAGGCTTGGGCGCACACATATTACATTACTAAAAATTACCAAACAATAGCAAATGCTTTGAAGGGTGGTGAATAGAATAAATGAAAAGTAGAAATTACAACATCAAGCAAATTGCAGAAAATCAGAATGTTTTGCAGATATATCTTTATGGCGAAATTGAGCCGAGCTGTTTGAACATTTGGGGCGACCTCGTAGAATCCAAGACAAGCGCCGAATACATTCGCAAGGCGATTGAAAAAGCAGGCGAAATTGAAGGCATTGAAATCTACATCAATTCTGTGGGCGGATTTGTTGATGAAGGCGTGTCGATTTACAATCTGCTAAAAAGGCAGAGTGTGCCGGTCACTGCATACATTGACGGTATGGCTTGCTCGATTGCCTCTGTTGTTGCAATGGCGGCTGACAAGATTGTAATGCCGTCAAACACAACAATGATGATTCATCATGCAGTCGGCGGTTGTTACGGCAATGCGAAGGAACACAGAGAATTTGCAACTCAGCTCGACAAAATCAGTGAAGCAAGTACAAACTCTTATCTTGTACACGCAGGCGATAAGCTCACGAGAGAAACCCTCGAGCCGCTTCTTGATGCTGAAACATTTTTGACGGCAGAGGAAGCCTTCAATATCGGCTTGTGTGACGAAATTCTTGATCCGGTTGACTTAACCGAATCAAAAGAGATTGTTGACGATGCACAGCAAAAGAAGAATCCAAAAGCAAAACAGGCAGCGGCAGAACTTGCAAAAATGCTTGGTACAAAGCCTGAGCCGCCTGAACCACAGACACCACCCGAGCCAAAACCGAAAAATCCCGAAAAAAAGGATAGCTTTGGCTTTATTGAAGAGTATTTCAAAAACAAAAATTATTTATAAAGGAGATTAAAAAAATGAAGAATCTTGACGCGATTAAGAACGCAAAAGCAAAGTTTGCGCAGAACTTGAAAACTGCCATTGATTCCAAAGATGAAGCAAAAATGACCGAGGCTCTCAACGCCTATGCTGATAGTATTCAGCAGTCAATCATTGAGGTCGCACAGGAAATTGGCGAAACTGCCGATAACACAATCCTTGCCAAGAGAGGATTCAGACAGCTTACAAGCGCAGAGCAGAAGTTTTACAATAATTTTGTCACAGCGGCAAAATCTGCTGATGTTAAGCAGGCACTCACAGGTCTTGATGTTACAATTCCTCAGACGATTCTTGACACCGTGCTTGAGGACATTACCAGCAATCATCCTCTGCTTGATGCAATCGGCATTGAAAACACATACGGCTCTGTTAAGGCAATCTTTGCTACAGACACAAAACAGCTTGCTGCCTGGGGCGCTTTAAGCTCAAAAATCACACAGGAGCTTGCCGGCACAATCCAGGAAAAGGATTTCTCAACATCAAAAGTAAGTGCCTTTATCCCTGTCCCGAAGGATATACTTGACCTTGGCGCTATATACATCGACGCATATGTCCGCAGAATCCTCGCCGATGCACTTGCTTATGCTCTTGAAGATGGCTTTATCAACGGTGACGGCAACGGAAAGCCTATCGGTATGCTGAAAGATCCCGAGGGCGCTGTAAAGGCAGGTGCATACACTGAAAAAACAGCAACAAAGCTCACAAGCCTTGACATTAAGTCATATATGGATGTTGTTGCAAAACTCGCAAAGGGCAAGGGCGGTAAAACCAACAACATTACATCGGTTGACCTCATCGTTAATCCTGTGGACTATCTCACAAAGATTATCCCTGCTACAACTGTACTTGCAACCGACGGCTCGTACAAGAACAACCTCTTCCCGTTCCCGACAAATGTTTATCCGTCAGAAATGGTTGCGGAAGGCACTGCCGTTATTGGTCAACTTTCAAGATATAAAGCCTGCCTCTCAACAGGCAAGGAAGGTAAGCTTGATTACTCTGACCAGTACCAGTTTCTTGAAGATAACAGAGTTTATCTTATTAAGGCTTACGCTACAGGCTTTTCGCTTCACACAAACGATTTTCTTAAGCTCGACATTTCGGCGCTCAATCCTGCTGAAATTAAAGTAACTCTCAATCAGGCAACAACAGTTTAATTTATCACGGAGGTGTTGAACAATGGGAATCATGAACGATATAGTTAATATGCTTGATTTCGACCGCGAACACATTGAAACAGATGAAGGCACAAAGTCGAAAATTGAACTGATTATAGCCAATGGAAAACAGCACCTCCGCGATTATAATCCTCTGCTTACTGATGAGGATTTTGAGCGAGCAACAAGGGCAAGAAGTTTGTTGTTTGACTATTGTAGATACGCTTACTCAAATGCTGTTGAAATGTTCGACCATAATTTTGAAAGCGAAATTCTGAAATTAAGGCAGGAATATGAGGTGCGAATGTATGATACTGAAGAATAACATTGATTTTTTGACATTCAACGACGGACTTGCGAAAATCTATGAAACCGACGAAAACGACGATATTATTGCCGATAGCTTGAAAAAGTATCGCTTTGGTAATGAAAAAATCGGTGTAACTCGGTTTTACGGAGCAAAGCAGAACGATATTGAACTGTCAAAGGTTATCCATATCCACAAAGATGAAACCTTGAGAACGGATCTGGCGGTCATCATTGACGGCACAAGGTTCAAGATTGAACAAATTCAGCACGATAAAAGCAAAAATCCCCCTTGCTCGATTGTGAGCCTGTCGCAGAGGGGAGTGTATGAGGGCGGTGCAGAAGATGTATTTTAAAAATTACGATGAATTTGTCGAACTTATTAAGTCTTGTAGCATTAAATGCGTTGAGGCAGATTACAACAAATCAACCCCTGCTCCCTATCTTGTTTACTTTAAAGACGAGGAAACAGGCATTTACGCAGACGGTGAAATACTTTGGAAAAATGCAAAAATCATCATAGAACTCTATACGGCAAAAGACGACCACAAGAGCGAGACGAAGTTTGAGGAGTGGCTCAACGAAAACGGCTTAGGTTGGAAAAAGCCGAACCGAGCGTGGGACATAACGAATAAACTTTGTGTAAGTTATTACACTTTGGGCGTGATTTTCGATGAGTAATTACAAAAAAGTCGGTATCGACCGTCTCGGAGATGCCCTGTCGAAAGAACTGTCAACCTATTCAGCTGATATCCAAATGGGCGTGCGGTTGTTGGTTGACGAAAAATCAGAAGAGCTCAAAAACGAAATCAAGAAAAATGCACCTGTCGGCAGAAGAAAAAAATATCGCAAATCGTTTAGGATAAAGGTCACAAACGAAACATTTCGATTCTATGAAAAAACGGTGTATGCCGCTAAGCCTGAGTACCGGCTTACACACCTCCTCGAAAAAACTCGTAAAAAGAGGGGCCAAAAAGGCGGAACGGTACAACCGAAGGTGCATATTGCTCCGGCAACAGAGAAAATTCACGGCGAATTTGAAACCGGAATAAAAAAGCTCATTAAATCATCGGAAGCTTTTGGCGGCGGTGATTTGAGCGGTATAAAAAGAATTTAAAAACATAAGGAGTGTTTATTAATGAACAAAACTATTAGAAAAGTTGGTTATGCTGTGCTGACAGAAAGCAGCACAGGCGAAATCACATACGGTAAGCCCGTGTGGTTTAAGTCTGATAAGGCAGGCGGCAGAAGCATCGGTGCTGAACCTATCGGCGATTCGAACACAATTTACGCTGACGGCTTGCCTATTATTGTAGCGAGTGCAAACGGCGGTTATACAATCAGTCTTGAGCTTATTTCAGCAGTCGACGACATCGAAAAAGATTGGTTCGGCAATGATGAAGCTACAGAGGGCGGTATCATCGAAAAGGGCGGTATCAAAGTAATGCCGAGATTTGCCCTCCTCGCTGCAAAGGAAACATACAAAGGTGACAAACTCTACGAGATTGACACATATTTTGACTGCGTAGCTGCAAGAGCCAGCAGGAACGACAAGACATCGGAAGGCAATTTTGATCCACAGTTCCCGACCTTTACGGTTACAGCAAAGCCACGCCCTGACAATGACTTTGTGCGCTACACATCATATGCGGACACTCTGCCCGAAAGCGTTGTAGTGCCGACTGTTAAGTCAAATCCCGGAACAGTATAATTTTAAAAGTAGGTTAAAGCATGAAAGACACAGTTGTTATTAATGGTAAAGATGTTGAGGTTGAGGTTACGGCATATACAATGCTCATCTACGAGGACACATTCAAAGGCCACAGCTTTCTGCGTGATGCCGACCGTGTTCTGGTTAAAAATCTTAACGATGTAAAGTTCGGTTCTGCCGTAAAGCTTTTGTGGGCAGCGGCAAAAACGGCAGACGATACAATTTCAAACTTTAAGACTTGGTCAAGAGATGTGAGCATTAAAGACGCTATTTCGGCGACTGACACAATTATCGAACTCATCGTTGACAGCCTTAAGGGCGACAGCCCAAAAGTGACAGCGACAGCGACCTAAACGGAACTTTCCTGACGGCAAAGGAAATCTTATCCTATGCCGTCAGGTGTGGTCTGACTGTCGCAGATTTACAAAGATTTACAATAGGTTTTGTAATTGATTATGTGGAAACCTATTTTGCATTACAAAACAATAAAAACATTCACGAAGATGAAGAAAAATATCAGAAAATGAAATCTGTATTGCCTTTCGTTACAGAAAGATTTGAAAACAAAGAAATTTCGGAAGAGCAGTATAGCGAGTTTATGAACAGATACAAAAAGTTGGAGGATAGATATGGCATCTACAATTAAGGGTATTACCGTCAAAATTGCCGGTGACACAATAGATTTACAGAAATCCTTAAAAGCTGTACAGTCCTCATCGGCGAGCCTACAGAGCGAATTGTCGGCTGTTAACAGACAATTAAAGTTTGATCCTGAAAACACTGTTTTGCTTGCCCAAAAGCAAGAAGTATTAAAAGAACAAATCGAAAACAGCAAATCTGCTCTTGACCGCTTGCTTGAGGTACAAAATCAGGTTGAAGAACAGGCAAAAAACGGCGAAATTTCGACGGAACAGTACAGAGCTTATCAGCGTGAAGTTGAAAAAACCAAAAGCAAACTTAACTCATTTAACGAACAACTCGACAAGACAAGAGACGAATTTGATAAAGTCGCCAATGGGGTTGAAAACCTTGAAAATAAGTCGAATAAAACTGATTTATCCAAGGTCAAGAAAGAAATGGATGAGGTTAAATCCTCAGCTGACAACCTTAAATCTGCTGTTGGCGATGCCTTAAAAGAAGCTACTGCTACAGCAACGGCAATTGGCGGAGCTGTTACAGGCGCAATTGTAAGCGCAAACGGCGAACAAAAGGCGCTAAACTCTTTGCAGGCACAAGCAGGCTTGACCGCCGAGGAGATGACAAAGTACAAAGATGTCCTTGAAGATGTTTACAAAGGGAATTTCGGCGAATCTCAGGAAGAAGTTGCGAATGTTCTTGCTTTGATTAAGCAAACAACTAACGAAACAAATCCAAGCAAGCTCAAGGATATGACCGAAAATCTCTTTACTTTAAGAGATGCCTATGATTATGACTTCGTCGAAACGCTAAGAGCGGCGAACATGCTTATGGAACAGTTCGGTGTAACAGGCGATGAAGCGTTTAATCTTATTGCTCAGGGCAGTCAAAAAGGTCTGAATAAAAACGGAGATTTGCTCGACACAATCAACGAATACTCCGTACATTACAAGCAACTCGGCTACGATGCGAACGAGTTTTTTAACTCGCTTGAAAATGGCTCTAAAGCAGGTACTTTCAGTATCGACAAGCTCGGCGATGCGATGAAAGAATTTGGCATCCGCTCTAAGGACACAGCCTCGAGTACGCAGGAGGGATTTGCTCTTCTCGGCTACGGCGCAAAAGCCTCAGCTGAGGACATTCAAAAAGCCAAAGATGAAGTCGCAAAGCTCGAAAAAAATCTTTACTATGCAAAAGAGGAGCAAAAAGGTTTTAACGAATCAACAAGTGAATTAACGAAACAAAAAAATGCCGATAAAATTGAACAATATTCAGGGGCGCTAAAAGCTGCTAAAGAAAATCTTGCAAATCTCGAATCAGCAGGCAAAGGCGCAAAAGGCAGTATTGAGAATTTGCAGGCAAGATTTGCAAAAGGCGGAGACAGCGCAAAATCAGCAACATCAGAAGTCTTAAAGGCTCTTTTTGAGATGGACGATAAGGTCAAGCAGAATCAGGCAGGCGTTGACCTCTTCGGTACGATGTGGGAAGATTTGGGAATCGACGGCGTAAAAGCCTTAATGAAAGTTAATGGCTTTGCTGACAAGACCAAAAATACCATGAAAAAGATTAAAGACATCAAATACGATGATGTTGAAGCCGATTGGGCAAGCCTTGGCAGAACGGTGCAAACTGATGTCATTAATCCTATCGGCAAATCATTATTCCCCGAGGTAAAAAAACTTTGTAAATTTGCGAGCAGGCATACAGATGATATTATTCCAACGCTAAAACAGATTGGTGTTTTAACTACTGCTATTTGGTCGGGTAAAAAGGCCACTAAAATAGTTACAGAAATCAAAAATCTGTGGGGAGCTTACAAGTCTTTGAAAGCGGCAACAGATGCCGCTAAAATCTCACAAGAGGGACTTAACACTGCTCAAAAAGCAAATTTGTGGGGATTAGTTGCAGGTTTAGTTGTTGGTGCTATAGGCGAAATTTGGGCATTTTCAGAGGCTAACGACAGTGCAAAACAATCCCAAGAAGAACTTAACGAAGCTCAGGAAAAAGCAAAAGAAGAAATCAAAGAGCTGAAAGATGCCAACGATGAATATGTGCAGAGCAAAAAAGATGCGGTATCAGAGGTTGAAAGTGAATTTCAATATTATGACGATTTGTGGGGCGAATTGCAAGGCATTGTAAATCAAAACGGCAAAGTCAAAAAAGGCTACGAGGATAGAGCAAAATTTATTACCAATGAATTGAGCCGAGTTACAGGCGATGAAATCACTTGGAACGGCAATGTTATTCAGTCCTATAAAGACCTTAAAGGCTCAATTGATGAGGCACTTGAATCAAAAAAAGCGCTTGCAATGTTGTCGGCACTTGAAGAGCCCTATCAAACTGCTGTGTCAGGCTTAAAAAGCGCAAAAAATGATGTTACAAATGGTTATGTAGCAAAAAAAAGTGCACAAAAAGATGTAGGTTTAGCTAAGGCAAAAGTTACACAAATGAGTGTCACTGGACTTTCGCCAGGTCAAACGGCTTTGAAATATGCAGGCTGGGGTTTTGAAAACGGCAAAATATCTCAGCAATATTACCAAAAAATACTCAAAGATTTTCAAAACGGCGAAAATATGTATAAACATTTTGAAGATTTATCAAAATCCGTCGGAAGAGCTTACAGCGAGGCGCAAAATGAAGCTAAAAACAATTTAAAGGCTAAACAAATAGAGTTTGACAAAGCAGATGGCAAGTATAAAGAATATCAGAAAAAAGTAGTTGATTATAACACCACAATACAAAATTATGAGAATCTCACAGCGGCAAACGCTAAAGGCAACACCGAAGAAATTAAAGCCGCAATGTTGGACTTGTCTAATAACATTGTTACTTATACAACTGGTAACAAAGACGCTCTTGAACAGCAGGTCAATGATTTTAGGACAAATGCCGAGAATTTAAGGACAGCATACAAAGACGGTGTTGAAGGTGTCACAAAAGACCAAGTTGAAGAAGCCGAAGAATTGCAGGAAAGGGCAGAAATTGAACTTGCTAAGTACAATGATATGTACGGCACGGTTGCCGCAATCGCTACGGGAAAAGCTGACGAGATTAATGCTCAACAGCAGAAAATCAAAAACGGTTTTATTGATGCCGAAACAGGTTCAAGAGAAAGCCTCGAAAACCAGCTTGCAAACTTTACCGCAAACTATGAACTGCTAAAAACTGCAATGGACGAAAATCAGCCGGGCGTAACCCAAAAAATGGTTGATAATGCAAAAGAGCTTGTTAATAAAGCAACCGGTGAACTCAATAAACTTGAAGGCAACGGCGAAACTGCAGGCAAAAACGGCACTGAGGGCGTAAGTGATGGTATGAAAAATGAAGATGCCCTTGATAAAGTTGATAAGTCAGGCAAAAAGGTTCTCAGCAAAGCCGAAAACAGTCTTTCAGAGAGTTACAACAAAGGCTATCAAAAAGGTAAGGATTTTACTCAGGGCTATATTAAAGGCTTGAGCGAGGGCGGACCTACAGGAAGTCTTCACGCGGAAACGAATAGGCAGGCCAGACAACTCGCAGAGACAGGTCTTATTTCTCTTGCAAATGCACAGGATTCACACTCACCATCAAAAAAGACGAGGAAACTTGGAGCTTACTTCGGCGAGGGTTATCGTCTTGGAATCGCCGATGAAATTGCCGAAACACAAAAGACGGTAAGGTCTTTAACCTCAAGGGCCTTGTCAGCGGTTGAATGTAATCCAATTGGAGCGGTGAACAATAAATTTGCAGACATTCGCACGCAAAGCCAAAATGCGACAGTAAACGGTCAAATGTTGAAAGCTGTTACAAATTCACCTACGATTGCAATTCAATTTACAGGCGATGTCAATATCAATAATGATATGGATGTTGATGATTTTAACCGCCGCGTATCGACTGCAATTGTGCAAACGCTTGACGGTGAAGCGTCGAAGTTGGGAGGTTAAAGATGAGGCATAGTTTTACATATAACGGCACCAATTTGCGGACATTGGGATTTTTTATAGCTACACCTCCCAAATATCAAATAGCGAAACGCAGTTTTGATTTTACCCCTGTCTACGGCACAAACGGCGGAGTGATTTCTGACAATGGTGTTTTCGATAATGTTGAAATGCAGATTGAGGTCAACAGTTATCCGTACATTGTGCCAAACGAAAGTAACGCTGAGCTTGTAAGAGCGTTTGCAGAGTGGCTTACTGTTTGGGACGGCGAGTATAAAATCTTTAGGGATTCATACAACCCCGGTTATTTTACGAAAGCAATTTGTACTGGAATTGAGCCAATAGAAGAGGTTGCTCCTCTTTGCTTGTCAACGACTATCAATTTTAGTCGAATACCGTTTTGGTACAGTGATTTAGGGCAAGAGATTATCCGACCCAAATTGACCTCAACACAAAATGCTGAAATCGAAATCTACAACCCTGAAAATTACACAGCCGAGCCTTTTATTAGAATCATCAACAAAGGCGCAAAAGTTAATCCGTTGACGCTGACGGTTAATGACGGTCAAACTTTAACGGTTAAGACATCATCGGATAAGAATTATATTGAACTTGATTCCGAACAGCAGTCCGCTTCTTTTGATAACGGCATGAGTTTGGCAAACAATTGCATAATCTGCACAGAGTTCCCAAAGCTTTTGCCGGGGTGGAATAAAATAAAGTTCTCAGGAAAAAGCGCAAATGCGTTTACTGATATTGAAATTAAACCAAATTGGAGGAGATTGTAATGTACCCTATTTTGTATAACATCGCTGACTATTACAAAAATCCAACACCATTGTTTGAATCTAACGGTTTCGGTTTTTTGACTGAATGCACCGAGTTTTTGACGACAATGGAGCAAAATGGCGCATACAGCTTTAGCGCAAAAATTAAAAGCACAGATAAGCTCGTTTCAAAAATTAAAATAGCCTCATATATTAAAGCAAAAGTAAATAATGTGTCCGAGCCACAGTACTTTTATGTAACCAAAATAGAGGTCGATAAAAACGGTGATTTAACCGTGTCGGGCGAACATGTGTCAAGAATGTTTTTCCAAAACGGGACAATTCCTCGTGCAACAGACGGTTCGATGTATGGCACACCGAAAGAATTAATTGACCACTTCATGCGAGACTATAGCATAGTAGGAGAACCTCTGCATATGTGGTTTACGGAAGCCCCATATAAGTGGTTTAGCTTCAGTTCATCAATCACAGCAAAGAAAAGAATTTATTTAGGCTATTCACAAGCGGTAAAGTTTGAGGATATCTTCAAAGATGATGACGAAGGACTGATTTATCAGTTTGGCGGTGTTCTGTATTTTAATAATTTTGACATTTATTTTAACAAAATCAGTACAGCAGGTGCGAAAAGTGGCTATCGTATAGCTTTCGGCGCTAATGTGTCAGATTATAAGCAGACTGCTGAAATCGGCAACTACTATACACATGTTATGCCTTACGCACGATGCAACACTACGAATAATAAAGAAGTCATCGTGTCAAGCCCTGAACCATACGAAACAGGGTTAAAACGGAACATAAAAAACACATATTTATACGACTGCACAAGCAAAATCAAAAAATACACTTTAAATCCCAGCACCGGCGAAAATTACGAAGAAGTCAGAGATGCTTTGCGTAACGCAGTTGCTGATTATAACTATTCGACGGAACAAACATCGGAAACCCTGAGTATAAGGGTAACTCTTGAAAACGAGCTCACTAAAATGCACGCAATCAAACTTTATGATGAAGTGACGGTTGTAATGCCGGACGGCACGAATTTGAATCGAAGAATTTCAAAAACGGTCTACGATAGCGTGTCTCAAAAATACAAAGAAATTACAATCGGTGACTTAAGTATGTCGATGTCTGATTTGATAAAAATCCAAAGGAGGTTTAAAAGATAATGGCTATTAGTTTAGCACATAAATCAATTACAATTGATGTTAATGACCGCAACGCACCAAATGTTGTTGGTATTGCCAATATCAATGATAAAGCAACACGCTATCTTGATGTTACTTTAACGGCAAGCGGTGAAAAATTGACCTTTGCAGACTGCACAGTAACTGCAACATTTGCGACAGACGGATATTTAATTTCGGATTCAGTCGCTTGCACACTAAACAGCACAGCGGATGTTATTACTGTTCCGCTCGAAGATTTCAAGTCTATGTCGGGTTTTTTGGCAATTGAAATTAAGATTGCAAACGGTGAAACGCAGGTGTTAAACACGCCGCTGGCCTTAAAAGTCATGGTAACCCCGAGCCTTGCCGAAAACAGCAAGATAAGCAACGAAAGTGCTGGCAGTTTTGTTGAAATCAGCCGAGAGGTTGCTACGGCAAGAGGCGGTCAGAATTCACTCGGAGCAAGGCTTGATAAAACAGACAAGAGTATTGCCCGAAAGCTCAATTCAATGCCGTTTGACAGTGAACCCAAAAATAATAGCCCGTGCTATCTCACAAGTGGAGCAGTTTACAACGCTCTGCTTGTGAAAGCAGATAAAACCGCCTTGGCGACTAAATACGATTCGTCAAATATTGAAAGTGGTACATCAACACTCACACCGTATTCAACCGTCACCGATAAAATCAAAAGTGCAAGCTGTACATATAAGACGATTGGTGACATCGTAATCGTCAGTGCAACGGTCAAAATGAACGCAGTATCTCTTGGCGGCAATAGCATGTGTCCGCTGATTGATTTGCCGTACAAATGTATTTCCGAGGACAATGTTTTTTGTGTCGGTATTTCAAACCTTGGCAAGCTCTTTAAATTTGCCATTCCGAAAAATAACACTTGGCTACAGTTTTCGACTCAGGATAAGACGGCTTACACATTTGCAGACGGCGAGCAAATTAATGTGATTTGCTTGTACAAAATTAAATAACGGAGGTAAAAATAATGGAACTTAAAGAAAAAATCACACTCGATATGCTCACAAAGGACAGCGTTTCGGTACTCAGACAGCAGTTTTTGACCTTTAACGGTGAAGAAATGCAGGTTGGCGGAAACATCCGCAACGCATACATGAACAGCAAATCGGGCAGAGAACAGCTTAAAACGGTGCTGTCAGACGAATATTACAATGCCGTTATGGCAGTTTGGGGCGATAATCCAACCATTGACGAGCCGACAGAAAGCGAGGTGTAAACAATGAAAGAAAACATTTTACAGGCATTATTTGCCACGGTATGCGGTGCTATTGTCGCATATCTTAACATCTTGCTTGTGCCGTTTGCGGTGATGATTGCGGTAATGATTATCGACTACATCACAGGAATGGCACAGGCATACATCAGCCACACGCTGAACAGCCGTGTCGGTGTAACAGGTATTATCAAAAAGGTAGGCTATATCGTAGCCGTAGCGGTCGGTATTGTTGCCGACTATCTCATCAGCTCGGCACTTGTCAACTGCGGAATCGACCTGCAAATTAACTACTGTATCGGCATGATTGTTACGATTTGGTTTATCATCAACGAGTTGATTTCAATCTTGGAAAACCTTTCGGAAATCGGAATCCCATTGCCAAAATTTTTGGTATCAATTGTTAAAAGACTGAAAACCACAGTCGAAGTAAAAACAGATGAAAGCGAGGAATGATTATGAGTAATTCAAAACTTGTTAATTACACAAAATTAAGCCCAAACCACAGCGGTAAACGCACACACAGTAT